GCAGGTCCTGATGTATTTAAATATGACACAAGCATTGACACTTTTACTGCTTACAAAAATTACATTAGCAGCAAACCTTGGGTTGCATCTAATTATCTTCGTGACCCATCCAAAAAACCGAATTGGCTATGACTAAATTATGGAGGATATGGAAGTATGCACTCGGATCATTCGCAGACGAACGAACCAAAAAATATGACAATCACGTTGTTGTGGTACGGTCTTTTATATTTCTCAGCTATCTTATCACTAACTTCTTTATTATTAGTGGAGTAATCAGACATTGGTATGACTAAATTAATTGAAAAAGATGACCCCCTTTACTTCTCTGATACAAGTAACAAATCTTATGATCGTCATCATTACAAGATAGTTTGCCCAAATAAAAGTTTTGTGGTAGAATCATGGGAGGAGGTTCAAGAATATTGGTGGAACAATTGCCATTCACCATTCTTTAAGGGTACAATTATTAAGGTAATTGACAAACCAAAGGAAAAATCGAAAGGATTTAAATAAATAAACTTATGAAAAAAACGTGGAGGAACACCAAATGATTTTTATGTCAAACCCATCTGTATATACTTTACCAAATACATGGGAAACACAACCACTGGTTCCAATTGAATTGGTATTCAGTACAACAGTTGCCATCGCAACATTAGGTTTAGTTGCAGGTTTGATAGTAGGTATTTCAATTGTTAAGATAAGAAGAAAAAGAGTTTAACTTAAATTTTTTATTATGAACTATGAGTGATTTTATATGGGTCGAAAAATACAGACCCAAAACTATTGAAGAATGTATTCTACCCAAAAGAACAAAACAAACTTTTCAAGACTTTGTTAAGAGGGGAGAGATACCAAATATGTTATTGTCAGGTCCACCAGGTATTGGTAAGACCACAGTAGCAAAGGCATTATGTCATCAATTAGGAGCAGACTGCTATGTCATTAATGGATCGGATGAAGGACGTTTTCTTGACACCGTTAGGAACAATGCAAAGAACTTTGCGTCTACGGTCTCTCTTACGAGTGACTCGAAACATAAAGTCATCATCATTGACGAAGCAGACAATACCACTTCCGATGTACAGCTCCTTCTCAGAGCGTCTATTGAGGAGTTCTCAGGGAACTGTAGATTCATTTTTACCTGCAATTACAAAAACAAAATCATTGAACCTCTCCATTCTCGGTGCAGTGTTGTTGATTTTGCTATACACAAAAGAGATAAACCAACAATCGCAGCACAGTTCTTCTCAAGATTGACTCAAATTTTAGAAGACGAAAAGATAGATGCAGATAAGAAAGTTGTAGCAGAATTAATTAATAAACACTTTCCTGATTGGAGGAGAGTGTTGAATGAGTGTCAAAGATACTCAGTAAGTGGTAAGATAGATAGTGGTATATTAGCAGCATTCTCAGATGTATCTGTGAATGACCTAATGAAGAATCTCAAGGTGAAGAACTTCTCTGAGGTTCGGAAATGGTGTGTAGATAATCTTGATAATGACTCAGGTGTATTGATGAGACGAATATACGACTCATTATACGAAGTGCTTGTACCAGGCACAATTCCTGCAGCAGTCTTGATTATTGCAAAGTATCAATATCAAATTGCCTTTGTAGCAGACCAAGAAATTAACTTATTAGCCTGTTTAACTGAAATTATGGTGGAGTGTGAATTTAAATGACCGTTAAATTAATCCGTATGTGGTCTGGTGAAGATGTAATCACCGACGTAGTTGAGAAAACAACTGATTATTATATAATCGAAAATCCAATAGTAGCTGTTCCTACTCAACAACAAGGACAAATTGGATTTGCTCCTTGGTCTCCTTTACTATCAAAAGGTAAGGGAATTGAAGTTACTAAAAAATATGTTGTCTATGAGGCAGAACCAAATCCAGATATTATTGAACAATATAATACAATGTTCGGTAAGATATCTAAACCAACTAAAAAATTAATTTTGTAAAATGATTGAGGTTCTTAAGAACTCAAAAACTAAAAATTATTGTTCATTTAAACAAATTATTTTAAGCGATCAATTTCCTTGGTTTTATAAAAAAACTACAACTGAAGGAGATGGTCCCACTGGTCATGTCGATACCTCTATGTATGGACATGTTTTTATTGATAGACCAGAACATAATGGTTGGTCAAAACAAGATTCTACTATGCATCAATTAGCGGTTGATGTTGTAAGAGAAATACTACATGAAAATAATTATTATTCTAATCAATATTTTATTTTAAGATTATCAGCAAATTGTGTATTGCCAAATGATGGTATACAATTCACAGTACCTCATGTAGATCATACTTTTCCGCATTTTAATTTAATTGTTTATCTCACAAATTCTGGTGGTAGCACCATTATTGAAGGAAAAGAACATGAACCAATTGAAGATCAATCAATTTTATTTACAGGAAATCATTATATACAATTACCTAAAAAAGAAAGAAGGATTGTTTTAGTTGGAACTATATTTCCATTAGATAAAAAAAACTTAAATTTATTAGGAGTTCCTTTTTTATTAGATAATGATTGACTTTATACAAATTCTTTGCTAAAATACTATTAATTAAAATTGAAATGAGTAAATCAACTTTCGCTAAAACTAAAGCACAAATTAAATCCTATCAGTATTATATCTTCTGGGGTGCTTGCACTGCTGCTGTAATGGCAGGACAGATTTTTGTTGGTGCAGGTTATCAATCAATGTCTAATTCGGTAAAAGACCTTACTGAAATGATTGAAATTAAAATTGAACTTGAAGAATTAAGAAAAGAAAAATATGGAGGAATCATATATTGATATCACATCTTAATCTTGATCCTAATATTACATTTCCTATTTCAATTTCAGTAATTACAATTCTGTTAGCAGGTTATGGATTATACAGAGGATTCTTTGCAAACCAAAATTTAACTGACCCTTGGGATGACCACGACGATTAGTTCACTTAAATCTTATAAAACTCCTCTAAGATATCCTGGTGGCAAATCTCGTGCCTGTAAAAAGATGGAACCGTTCTTTCCAGACTTTAGAGATTATGATGTATACTACGAACCATTTTTAGGTGGTGGTAGTGTTGCATTGCATATTACAAAAAAATATCCTAATCTAAAAATTGTTGTTAATGATTTGTATGAACCATTATATAATTTTTGGTTACATCTTCAATGTAATGGGGAATACTTACATCTAGCATTAAAGGATATTAAATCAAGACATCCTGACCGTGCCTCTGCGAGAGATTTATTTACTCAAGCAAAGGAAAAATTGAATGATGATACAACTGTTGATCAAGAACGTGCTGTCGCATTTTACATAGTAAATAAATGTTCTTTTAGTGGTCTTACAGAATCATCTTCATTTTCTGAACAGGCAAGTGATGCAAACTTCTCAATGAGAGGAATTGATAAGTTACCAATGTATACGGAACTCATTAAGAACTGGTATATTACCAATGTTGATTATCGACATATGTTAGGAGATGAAGAAAAAACATTTGTATATCTTGACCCACCATATGATATCAAAGATAATTTATATGGTAAAAAAGGTTCAATGCATAAAAAATTTAATCATGATAATTTCGCAGAAAGTTGTGAAATATATAATTGTGATATGTTAATCAGTTACAATTCAGATCAGTTAGTTAAAGATAGATTTAAGGATTGGAATGTTGCTGAATTTGATCTCACATATACAATGCGTTCAGTCGGTGAGTACATGAGAGAACAAAAAACAAGAAAAGAATTACTTCTCTTCAATTACAACACAGGAGTATTTTAATGGAAGAAAGACCATCAGACATGTATCAAGACATGATGAAACTTAATATGCTCTATGAAGAGATGTGTTGGGATAATGAGGATATAATAGAATTCTATCCTGACTATGATAGTAATACAATTATTATAAGAAACAAAACAATGGATGAGGAACAAATTAGCGGATAGTATGTCAGAGTTTATTCAACGTCACATCGGTCCTTCTCAAGAGGATCAAACAAAAATGTTATCTGATCTTGGTGTATCATCAATTGATGAACTTGTAAGACAGATCGTTCCAGATTCAATTCTACTTCGTGGTGATAGTAAATTACCAGAAGGTTGTAGTGAACAGGAAGCACTTGCAGAATTAAAAGATATTGCTTCACATAATGTTGTCAAGAGAAGTCTCATTGGACAAGGATATTATGGAACAATTACACCACCAGTAATACTAAGAAATGTATTTGAGAATCCTGCTTGGTATACATCTTACACACCATATCAGGCAGAGATATCACAGGGTAGATTAGAAGCACTATTTAATTATCAAACATTAATTACAGAACTCACTGGACTCCCAGTTGCAAACGCATCATTGTTAGATGAAGGAACTGCAGCAGCAGAGGCAATGTTACTTGCACATAGTCAAAGTAAGAAGAAAGATTTTATTGTTGATGATAAAATATTTCCACAAACATTAGAAGTGTTGCTCACAAGAGCAAGACCATTAGGTATTAACATTGTAAAAGTTGATTTAGATAAAGTTGTTGATTTAGAATCACTGGAAAAGGCATTTGGTCTTATGATTCAGTATCCTAATAATCATGGAGCATTAAAGTATCATGATGGATTTTTACGATGTGCTGAAGCGTATAAGTGTATGAAGATTGCGATTGTTGATCCTCTATGTCAGGTTCTAATGCAACCTGTAGGTGAAATGGGTTTTGATGTTGCAGTTGGAAGTATGCAAAGATTTGGTGTACCTATGGGATTTGGTGGTCCTCACGCAGCATTTTTTGCAACAACAGATAAGTATAAAAGAAAAATACCTGGTAGGATAGTAGGACAGTCTGTAGACTCTCAAGGTAACAAAGCACTACGATTAGCACTACAAAC